TGAAACCAATATTATTCTTTTCCATCTTTAATTTTATTGGTTCATCAAACGGTGTACATCTTCCTCCTGTTTCCATTTCTTTTATTTTTAAAACTAATAAGTTTGAGTATATCCAGTCTGTTGGATGAGATGTGTACCTGTGAATACAAATCAGATCATCACAACGGTTTCCCCATTTACCTCCTCCTTCAACACTAGCAATGTTTAATGGCATTGGCAATCCTTCATATTCATGTCCTTTAGGGTGCATACGTCTTAAAGCTTCAGTTACTCCATGAGCATTTAAGAATAATGTAATGTTGTTTCTTTTAGCAAACAATCTAAATTCTGTACTAACTTGATAGTCATATTCATGACCTCCTACTTCTTTATATAGTTGTTTGTCTTTTATTAAAGAGTTGTATGGATCTATTAGTATAGCATCATAATCCCAAGCATCTTTAATGTCTTTTGCTTCTTCAAGTAATTCTTTGTATGTGTAAAGTTCTTCAACGTCTATAATCTTAAAATAAGAATCAGACCATTCTAGTGCGTCTTTTATCTCTGCATCTTCAGCCTTTGTAATAGGCTTACGCATTTTAAACTCTATTATTTTTCTTTGAATTGATTGAGGTGTGTTTTCTGAAGACCAAATTAAAAACCTCTTTTTGTGTTTAAGAGCCCATATGACGAACAAATACAATATAACAGTTGTTTTACCAACATTAGCATGACCAATTAATAAATTGAAATTGCCTTGTTTGTATCGTAAGTATTCGTCTATGTCTGGAACTCCTATTTTTAAACCTTCCTTAACTCTTCCGTGTTTAATATCTAAAAGTTTCTCAAATATTTTAGAAGAGTTTACTATCATTAGAATGGAAGATTATCGTTAACGTCTGGCATTTGTGCGTTTGATGTTGTTTCAGCAACAGCATTAACTATTTTCCATCCTGTAACGTTTATGTAGTATTTACCTTTGTACTCGTTAGATCTTAAATTAACTCCTACGTTAATTGTTTGACCAACTTGTAAGTTGTTTACTAAATCAATTTTATCATTTAAAAATTCTACTGGTATCGTTTGTGGATATTTTCCAGCAGTCTCTACTAATACAGTTTTTTTCTTTAACTGTTTTATAGTTTCTAAACTTCCTATTGATTTAATTGTACCTGTTAATTCCATATTTATTTTTTATTATCTAAATTATATAACATTTTATAGTCCTCTGTTGTTGGTAACAGATTTTTCTCGAAATAAAGATACTTTCCTATTAGGCTTATGTCTCCTAGTATTTGTTGTTTCTCTTTATCGGTAGCAGCTCTCCATACAGGATTAAGTGCTATTTCGGTAGCTCTATCTACAGCTCCTTGTTTACTTATAGAATCTTGTGTGTGTGTGATTCTAGTTGTCTTGGTCTTTGTCATCTTTAAAAAAATTATTTATTATTAGTTGTTTATCTTGTTTACTTAAAAAGTCAGCTTGTAGTATTTCAAATAAAGCAGATCTTAATCTATCTATTTCTTCTTGCTTTTGTTTAAGTAATTCTATGTAATGTAATTCAATCATAATATAAAGTTAAACAAAATAATTAAATATTATAATAAAATGTTAATAAAATATATTTAAAAAAAAAGAGGGAAATTAATCCCTCCTTTAAACAAAGAACAATAAAAACTAGAAAAGTTTCACTAATGAAAAGAAAATTGTTTTATTCTATCATTATAATCATCAATCATTTCCATAATTTCTATGTCTGTAAATTTAGTAATTGTTCTGCTTTTTTCATAAAGTTCTTTTGACAAGTTTTCACCAATGTATAAACTAAATTTATATTGTTCCCCATATCTAAAGACATTGCACGCTACACACTGTGCATAAACATTTTGTTCATCCCATCTTGTAGCATAATGTTTTCTTGAAATAAAATGACCTGCTTGTATTTTAGTCCAATGATGGACTTCTCCACATGTAGCACATCTACAGTAGCCTTCAGGATCTGCATCACGTTGTCTAATGTATTTAGAGAATACAGTATCTAGTTTCTTTATTAAGTTCTTTCGTTTAGGTTTTCTAGGCATTTTTATTTGTCCATACTTGTTATTAGAATCTTTCCAGACTCTGGATCTATTTCTTTTATTTGTTTATAGATGTATTTAGAATTAGCTTTTACTTCATTCTTTTCTGTTTTAGATGAATCTAAACCAAGATTAGTATATTGGATTGCATCCAATTTTAATAATTCATCTGTTCTATCTTTAACAGTTAAATTAAAATCACTTATAATTTTATCAGCTAATCTTCTTATATCATCCATATTTTAATTGTTTTATATTAATTACCACTAACCCACCAAAGTTATTCACTTTTTTTTTAAAAGTAAATAGGTAAGCTTATTTTGTTTTAAACAGTAAATGTTAATATTATCTCTTCTTACCTTGTCCTCTATAAGGTTTCTTATATCCTACTTGACTTCTTGAAGCGTTCTTTGAATGGACACCTTTTCTTTTTTTTCTAGATGGTTTAATATAAACACTTATTGTTTTTCTTGCCATTAATTAGACTTGTTGTTTAGTTTCTCAAACGTTCTCATTCCTCCAAGTCCTAACATTCCTATTAATACTGTCATTAAATGTTCCATCTGTAATGCTGGTGGAACTTGTTCTTGTCCTAAAAACCAAATCAATAAATCTCTTAATACAAAGTTGTATGCTAATGCCACTCCACAAACCCATCCAATAAAAGGACGCCATCCAGCTACGAAAATTGTTCTGTGCTGTGCTTCTACTTTGTTTATCTCTGATTGTAATTCTATTAATTGTTGTGGATCTATTTCTTTTCCTTTAATAAGCTCTCTGATCTCCATACCTAAACCACCTATATCAGATGAGTCTTTTATTCCTAATAATCTTTTTAATATTTTAAGCATAAGTCCAAATTACTTTTTGTGTTTTACTGGGATCTGAATCTACATGTATAAATGTGTTAGCTATGCCTATTCTATAGAATCCAGCTTTAATAAGTGCTGATAGTATTTCGTATCTTGCTGTACTGGATGTTGCATGTATATCGGCAGCAAATCCTCGTAGATGTGATGAATTCTCTGTTCCTCCCACTTTTGCATTATGTTCTTCAGTTCTGAATCCTGAATTAATCCTGAATGGTATCCCTGCAATTTGACGTGCATGGTTGAGCATGCGGAGAAAAGTTGGATCCATATTATGACCACTATCAGGAAAGTCAGGCGAGTCAAATTCACTATACTTAAAATAAGATTTCATTAGACATTAATTACATCTTTAATTTACCAAGCCATTTGTTCCAGCCTTTAGCAACTGCAATATTAAATTTTTCTAACCTGTTTGCTATGTATCTTAATATTCTTACCATAATTTATTTTTTATCGTATTTATCTAAAAGTTGTATTGTCTTGATAACTGTATAAACCAACGTTGCTATTATTAAGAGTGCTTGTAGTGCTTCATTTATTTGTGTCATACTTACTATATAAACTCCTAATCCTAATAATGTTGGTTCAAATCCATTCATTTTTATCTCATTAATTTATTTTAAAAGCCATATATATATAAGTGCTTCCACTTCTGTTCATTCCGTGATATGAGCTTTTTAATTGAAACCCATTATCATTAAAATCAATTTTGTAATTAGTTGTATCATTGTCTTCAGCAGAACTAGAGTTAGCTATTAATGCTTTACTAATAGGATTAGCACCACCACGAACACTATCAAATATCCACCAAGGATTTGCATTATCTGCTTCTTTAATCATAATCCAATCAGGTCTAAAACCTAATGTTACAGTTGGTCCTGTTGCACTTCCATTACCTTGATAGCTTGAAATCTTGCTATATCCTTCTATTGACGTAAAGAAATAAGCTATATGAGTATCTCCAGCTCCATTTTGGTCATCACCACCATTTAGATTTAATACTGAACTGTCATAAGACATTTGAGGATAAGCAGTAAAAGCATTAGTAAGATTTAAATAACTATAACTAAAAGTACCTGTTGCATCTGAAAACACAACCCAAGCACTTGCATCGTTTGTATGTTTAATAACAACAAAATCTGGTTTTTGACCTAATCCGTGAGGAACTTGTTTACCTGATACACCATCACCTTCGTATTTTACAATAGAAAATCCTGCATTAGCGTTTGCACTAATTACGACTTCTCCAGGTGCGCCAAAAGTTAAATCATCATTGTCAGATGCAGTTTCATTGTATAGCTCTGTTACATTTTCTTGTGTTAATGCGGCATCATAAAATCTTAATTGGTCAATGTCCCCTGTAAAATCAGGATTACCCCTGTTTGTCCCAAAAGCTTTAGATGTAAAAGATATAGGGTCATAGCTTGGAAAAGTACCAACATTAACACCGTCAACATAAGCTTTAGTATCTGAAGGTGTAAAATTAAATACAATATGATGCCAAGTATTTTCTGTTATAATACCTGTTGCTGTTAAATTGCTTTTAAAAGTACCACTATATTTAGTTAATAATAATAATTTACCATCTCCATATAGTACTGGTCTAAAATAATTATTAACATCTATCCAAGCAGAATATATTGAATAACCTGTAGCATCTGTACCAGTTCCCATATCTGTAGCTTTCATCCAAAAAGACATAGAGAAAGATGAACCGTGTAAACTATTGCTAAAATTTATTTTACTACTATTGCCTACAACAAAAGATGCTGCCTTGTTAAACTTTCCAGTTGAATAAGTTATGTTTGAAGTCGTACCATTGTAATTTCCTCTAACATCATTAGCATTGTCCTCAAATTTATATACTGCTAAAGCTGACCCTCCAAAGATTGTAGGTTCGTTATCATCGGTTTTCCACGCCCAACCAATAAAATCCTCGCCATTATTGTTTATACCACTTGCATCACCAGTATAAGTTACTCCATTATCATCAAAACTTTGTATATATCCACAACCTTGATTTGTTACCTCTGCACTCGTTACATTAGAATATATTGTTTTATTACCACCTCTTATTATATCAAACAAATTATGGTATGTATAACCCAGTAGTATCTCTATTTTTTAACCAAATTAATCCAGCTTTAAAACCTAAACTATCTATGCTCAAAGTAGCTTGTGTACCTGTATAAGCTACTGTATTAAAACTTTTTGCTACTGTTGGTGCTTCTGTGTCAGGGTCTGCAGCAAATGCCATATAGATATATGTCTCACCATTTCCATTTGTTGAAACTGATGTATCTCTAATTTGAAATCCATTAGAGAAAAAGTCCATAACATCTACAGCTGCTTCAGCATTACTGCTATTTGCAATTAAATATTCCCTTCTTGTATTAACTGGAGCTCTTTTATTATCTACCATAATCCAAGCTCTTGATGAGTTTAAACCCTTATACATTACAAAAGCAGGTTCAAACCCTGTTTCTACAATTGGTCCATCTGTTGAACCATTACCTGTGTATGAGCCAAAAGATGAAAAACCTTCGACTGACTGCAAAAGCATAGCTACTAATTCTTTTCGTTTCCTTGTGATTGCATAATTACTAAATATATTGTGGTTCTGAACAAAAAATATTATTGTATTCAATCACATTAGTTTGATTGTAGTATTTAAATGCTAATGCACCAAATAAAGCATTTCTGCCAAACATCCAGTGATGATCACTGTATTTTTAAAATTACAATAGGAGGTGCCACCCAATCCGTGTTCACTATGAAGTTGTTGAGCTAATTGGTTAAATGTAACAATAGAAAATCCAGCATCAACATTACTTGATTGTACATTTGTGCTTCTGTAGTAATTGTGATGTTGTAGTTCCTCCGTTTGCTTTCCAACCCAGCAACATAATTTTCGCATTTCATTTATGCGTATATTTCCAACAGTAAAACCACCTGTATCAAAAGTTTGAAAGTAATTAACTCAATTATTTAGCATTATTAGATTGAGATATTTCTTTGTTCCCCTCTTGTAGAATCTATCATTACAGTAAGATGAGCAGATTCCTGATTTCTATGATCCAAACTAAATCAGGAGTAAATCCAAGACCATACTCATAAGTAACATTACTTGCAGTACCGTCATAAGCTCTCATATCATCATTTGCATTTCCTTCAAATCTATAACTTGCTATAAGTGAGTTTTCATTATACAATGTAGTTACTTCACTTGCTGATAATGTTTTGTTGAATATTCTTGTTTGGTCTATTTCACCTTTAAATTTAGTTCCACCTAATTGGTCAGCACCTATACAGCCCCCTGTGTTATTTGATTGTAATGCTATTTCTTTTGTTAATGTACCTGCAGAACTACCATTAATATACATTGTATGTACATTACTTGTAGAATTATAACTAAAAGCTATATGAGTCCAAACGTCAGCACTAAAAGTAAATGAACCTGAAAAGAAATCAGCAGCACCATAATTATTATGATAAACTTGATTGTTACCTCTAACAATATACCCTGTTGCTTGAAAAGTTCCTGCATTAGCTCCTTGTGCAAATAAACATTTATCACCTGATACATTATCAAACTTTACCCACATACTTACAGAGAAATCTACATCACCTGTTAAAAACCCTAATGCAGATATTGAAACTTTAGAATTACTACCATCATAACTTGCTGCTTGTCCATATCTTCCTGCTGCATATTGAATCGCAGCTCCTGTTGCATCATAATTCCCACTTAAATCTGTTTCATCATTTTCAAATCTATAAGTAGCAACACAAGAACTATCGCCAAGTACTTGTAGTGTGTCTGTTGTATCTTCTGATAGTGGGTCTAATGATTCTACTGTTTCTACTGTTTCTGCATATAGTGTTGAAACTTCTGATGATGATAGAGCTTTAGTGAATATTCTTACTTGGTCAATTTTACCCTCTAATCCACTATATACTGTTCCGCTACCAAATTGAAATCCTCCTATATCTAAAGTTGTTGATGATGATACTTGAGTGTCAGCAGTCAAGGTTACACTTGCTTCAAGTGAACCATTTATATATAATTTTAATACAGAATTATCTCTTATTGCCGCAACGTGAACCCAAGTTGTCATTGGTGCATTAAAAGTACTTGTTGATTCTATATATTGTGTTTGATGTGTAAACCTAATTTTTTTACTTGCACTTCTAAAATCAAGTATTATAGCGGCATAGCTTGGAGAATAAACATTATAGTTACCTATATAAAAAATTGTATTATCGCCTTGTGGATAACTATGTATTTGAGTCCAAAAAGAAAAAGAAAAATCTACTGTTCTATCATTTAAATCGCTAACAAAATTAGTTGTAGATATTCCTGTGTCAATAGAACTACCTCCATTAAAATAAGCACCTGCACCAAACTTACCTCCGTTAATAGAATGTGATGTAGAACCATCTCCTTCGTATAATACGACCCCAAAGTGTTCTGATGGTACTAATCCTCCTGGTGCTGCCGCAGCTCCCTGTAATAATCTCTTATTTACAGCCATATTTAATCTATATTAGGGAAATCGTATGTCTTAACTTTCTTTTTAGTAGTTAATGCACTGATTTCTGATTCAACTGTCTCTGATAATTCTCTTAAAGCTACTCTTGCATCTACAACATCTGCTGGTACATCTTCTCCATTATCTGCTTCTCTAATTATATACCAGTCAGTCTTTGCAAGTTCGTTTCCTATTCGTGCTTTAAAGTTATTGATTGCTTTTTCTTTTAATTCTGCTAATGTTTCACTCCAAGTTATATCTTCAGTATCTTTTCTAAACACTGATGAAGCTGAATCAAAATATATTTCTCCAAGTGTATGTATTCTTGAGTCATAACTTTCGTCTATGATTACATCAAATAGTCCAGCACTTCTTAATGCATCAGCTGACATAGCTCTCGCATTTAAATGATGACCTGTTGAAGATCTAAATGATTTTGGTACGTCTGGGTACGTTGTGATAATTCCGTTGTTGTTTACTGCTTTCATATTATACTGCTTCTTGTGAAATTGAACCCCATTGTTCAGTAGCTCCATTTGTAGATACTACTTGTATTAAATTTGAAACTGTTCCATCATATGTACCGCTTATCTCTTTTAAAGATGTTGGCAGTGTTAATGCAAAGTCTCCTGTTACTATAATGTCTTTAACCATTCCTGTTGATACACTACTAAATGTTATTTCTGTTGCTTCAGTTATTGTAAGTGTATAAACTTGTGCGTCTGTAAAATCTATATCTACTGTTGCTCCTGCTGTAAGAGGATCAATCGTTGTGAATTCCTCTGCTAGTTTAGAGTATGTTATTGAATCATCTGCTACACCAGCACCGTCATATAACTCTGTAAAGTTATCATTTGTTTTATCAAATGCGGATCTTATTGGATCTCCTGTTCCGTCATTTGCTGTTGTTCCTATATTTATCGTTTGTTTTGCCATAATTAATATAATGTTTTATCTGCTGTAAATAATGTGCTGCTTGCTAATACTAGCGTTGTGTCTGCTCTAAAATACGAACCGTCAGCGTCAAAAGGGTATATTATACCCCATCCATTTTCTTCATTTACATTTCCCCACCACGATACGTCATATATTGTTCCAAACATACTATTACAATAAGTTTTTTAATTTTTTGTTATTCTTTGTCAAGTCTATAATGTATTTTTTTAATCTTTGCATGTTATAGGCTTTTGGTTTGTATTTTTTCTTTATAATACCCATCCCTCAAAACTAGCATCTTTATCAGGATATACATCCTCGTTAGAGTTACTCTTGTATTCTGGAAAACTGTCATTATTAAAGCTCATGTAGCTAATAAATCTATCCGTATAGTACTGGGCTAAATTTCTTTCCTTTTCAATAAGAAAGTCAATTTCCGTTTTGTCTACGTTTGTTGCATTTTCGCTTGAGTGTTTAAATACTCCTTTATTAGCGAGTGTATATGCAGCAAAAGGCAAATACTCTACCATAGCCCAGTGAATAAGCATTGGCTTTACATAATCTGTAACTAGATTTAAATAACTTCCAGTTAAACTACTTGCTATTATGTCAGCCTCTATCTTATTTAATAAATCTGTACCTAAATAGTTTTGAATATGAATGTCTTGTGCTATCTTGATAAACTGAATAAACTTATCAGTATCAACATTACCATTCATTGCTGTAAACTTTACTATATCTTTTCTACTAATTAATAATGCTTGTGCCATTTTTATCTAGGGTTTTTATATCCATTATTTGGCATATCTTTAGGAGCTATTGCTGCTTTTTTATGCCCTGCTGGTCTTGGTTTATAAGATTTAGGAATACTATCTACTTCTTTGCTACTTGCTAAAGATTTATCTTCATAGTATTCTCCATCTTTTTTCTTTTTTAATTTATAAAGTCTTTCTTCCCACAGGTGACCACAGTTTGGTCCTCCTTTATATTTAAATAGATCATATGATTGTCCTTTATGTCCAAATGATTTATTTACTCCTGCTCTTGAAGCTTTATCTATATCTTCTAATCTATACACAACACCATTTCTTGTTCTTTTCATCATGGTAGAACAAAACTTTCTTGATTGTCCGCTAGTGTATTTTTCTTCGTAAGCATATCTTACTTTGTATACGCTTTTATCTAAAGTACTTTCATCTGATGGTTTAGACTTAACTGATTCAAGTTCTAAATCACCATCTATTACTTTTTGTTTCCATTCTTCTAAACCTTCGTTCTCTTCAGAATACTCTCTCTTTCCTATAAGATCATAATCCTCCATGATCTCTCCCTCTAACTCTGCTAGAAAATCATCACCCATATCATCTGTAAGATCTGGTCTTTCTTCTGCTAATTTAACTCCTGTCTCTTCTTCTCTTGCTTCGTCTGTTACAGCATTATCTGTTTCTATGAAAGCAAGCGGCTGAAGCGTTTTAAAGTACAAATTAAGGCTTATCTCGTTTACTGCGAGTATAGAGTCTATACAGCCAATTAAAAGCTCCTGATAAGGCTTTATTGTAACGTTGTCAAATAACAAAGAAGCTGTCTTAATTTCATCAGAGTTTGATCCTAGTCCATTATTTTCTGTTCTTATACCTAGAAGTAATGGTGATGTTACTCTGTGCCCTATAATAAGTTTATTTGAACACTCTGTAGATAAATACTGATAATGTGCTGGTGCATCATTTAAAGGTACATCATCTATTGTTGTTTTGCTTTCTGCGTTGTTGTTAAATGCTATAATTACTTTTTCTCCTCTTGCTCCTGTAAGCTTATTCATTACATCTGACTTAACCTGCATTTGCTTTTCTCTATCTGGAACGCCATTATTAAAATTAACAACTTTAGTTCCTGAAAAATTATTTTGCACATCATTGATTAAATAGTCTGATATTTCTGACTCTAATTCAGCATAAGCTAATGCTCCTTGATAATCTACTGGACAATAATAATCATATCCACTTACATATCTTTTTACAATTTTAATCTCTGGCTCTTTACCATTACCAAATCCAAAAGCAGCTATTCTTTTAGGTTTACTATTTGCTTTTATCTTGCTCCAATCATGGAAATAATAGTAAGCTTCAACTTCTCCATCATCATTACATTTTTCAGCTCTTAATGTTTGTCTTGGGAAATGCTCTGACTTTACTACTTTACCATCTTGATATAAAACCTGAAAACTTCCCTCTCCTAATAGTTTTAAATCTAGAATTACATTTCTTAAATCTTCATTTTTAAAAATAGATCTCATTGCGGCATACTCATCTGGCTTTTGTGAGCTATCTGTTGCATCTAATCCCTTACCATATATTAATTGCGATATTCCTTGAATAATTGCATTGTTTGTTGCAGAATTAATAAATAAATTAATTAAGTAAGAATAGTAATCATTGTTTTCTCCGTAATTAACCCAATCCCTATGTTTATCTTCTGATATTTTAGGTTTATTATATTCTGATAAATTTACTATGTGTAGATTCTCCATATTATAGTACTATAAAATCGTTTGTTGTTTCTTGTGGTTCATACTCGTTATTATTTACTGAATAATTTGTTACAGTTTGATTAGTACAAAATATTTTATCTTTATAAATAACATTTCCACTTTTTTTAATTGTTAGTGTATAAAACGTATCTTCCACTAACGTAAATACATCTGAATACTGATAGTAATAATCTAGTAAAGTAAATGTATTTGTATCTTCATCATATACTGATGAGTTTGTTGTTTCATTTATAATTGATATGTTATAAATGTTGCTGTCAGATGCTTCGTATTCTCTTGGAATAAAATTTATCGTTTGAGAACTAGAACTGTTCTGTAATATTATCATATTATAACAATAAAATAAATGTTATTTTGTTAATTATTAAGCATAAAAAAAGGCACCAATTAGTGCCTTCTTTATCTAATTCAAAGGATTATTAAGAGTTAGTTCCTTCAGTTGGAGTAGCAAACCCAGCATTAGTTAATGCAGTATCTACATCTGCAGCTGATTCTATAAAGTTTGCTGGAACTTTTTCCTGTGCAGTGAACGTTAATGTATAACCTGAAAGGTCACCCATTGCTGCTCCTGTTACTATTGTTCCTCCACTTACATCCGCTCCGTTTTCTAATCCCATTATAAATAGGTTTTCATTATAATCTTCAACAACAATGTGAGGTCTACCATAAGCTAATAATTTTAACTCTTTGTTATCCTCTTTTGTAAGTTTTTTAAGTGTAAGATTTAATGTTTGCTCAAAGAAAGTTGTTCCGTTTTCTCTAGAAGCATTTACTGTTTGTTCAAATGAAGAATTTCCTTTTACTTCGTATTTAAAACTAGCAACTGATGTTCCTACGCTATCTACTACATCTGTATCAGTAACGTAAGTAACAGCTGTATAGTCACTGAAATCAGAAATATAAATATTTTTAATTCCACCTACTACGTCTTTACAAGGTTCTTTTCTTCCTTTAGTTAAATCACAAGCCATATTATTTTTATTTTAAAAAAAAAGGTAGGCAGTTTAGCTACCTACCCTTTCTTATGTTATACAATCTTTAATTACGCTGTTGCGTATAATACAATGTCAGATCCGATTGCGTGCTGAATACCAGCAGTAAATCTCATTACGATTCTTACATTTTGAGAACCATCAAGATCAGCCATGTCTAATACTTTTACTTCGTTGTGATCTGATAATAAACCTGTACCGAAGAATAAGTTTGATTTTTCTGCAGCAACTGCGTCATTGCTAGATAAACCTTGTGCTAATACAACTGGAATACCATCAAACTGAAGACCTGCTCCTTTTGAGTACCACTGTGTACCTTTGTTATCAGTACCTGCTGCACCTAAACCAGATGCTCCAAATCCACCTAATGCTCTTACGTAGTTTCTATACATATTAGAAGGTAAGTAGATAGTCATATCTTCTGAACCATATGCTGCAGAAGGAATTGCATCAGCAATTTTAGCTAACTCTTCAATAATGTTAGCTGCTGTTGATGCTGTACCTGTTACGTCATTTACATCAGTATCTGCTCCTAAAGTAGTTATAAATCCATCAAACTCTCCGTCTGTTGCATTTGTTCCTGTCCAGATATTGTTTTCCATTTTCTGTGCAACTTTAGCTGATACATGTCCGATTAAGAAATCAGAGAATGAAGGAGGTAAAGTTTCGTTGATTGCTGAATATCCCATTTGAACTGCTTCCCAATCTTGAACGTAGTCTTTTTTACAAAGCTCTAAATTCACTTGGAATTCTTCTGGTTGTAATATTCTCTCTGTTAATGTTAAAACATCTGCCTGACCTGAAAAGTCACATGCACCGTTTTTAACAAGACCAGTAGAAGCAACTTTTTTCATTACTTCTTTGTATTTTACATTTGGCTTAACTGTTATTAAGTTATTAGCTAATGTGTTTCCACTTAAAAGAGCTGCAGAAACATATTTTCCTGCAAATTCTCCTGCATAAGTAGAAGTTATTGGTGTTACTGTACTATTTGCCATTTTTATTTATTTTAATTAAAATTTGATATTGTTTGCATTACCCTGTCTAAAGTATTCATAGGTCTAGAATTTGAAGGAATGTTTAATTGTGTTTTTTCTTCACTTTCTGGATTGTGTTTTACTTTTTCTACTTCAGATAAGATTTCTTTTGTTGGTTCTTCAGATAATTCTTCTTTAACATCTTCAGAAGCCATTTCTTCGTCTTTTTTACCGTAACCTAATTCTTCAATCATAGTTACAATATCTTCGACTGCTTTTCTTACTTCTGCTAACTCTTCTTTTGTAGCGTAATCTGCTGCAGCTTCAACTTCTTCCACTTCAGCTTCGCCAATAGAAGCAATTATACCTTCTTGCTCTATAGTTAATTTTAAACCATCTTCAAGAGTGTATTCTCCAACTGGTAGAGCAACTTTTTCGTCTTCAGTAACAATAAAGATCTCGTTACCAGCTTCAAAAGCTTCTGCTTCTACTGTTGTACCATTTTCAAGCTGCATAGTTGCTAGCTCTACTTTAGTTTCCTCTACTTGATCTGTAGCTAATTCAGTAGTTTCTTCTTTAGTCTCTTCAAGATTAATATCTTGCTCCTCTAAATTTACTTCTATTTCTGCAGCGTTCATACCTAGTAGGTCTTTTACTTGTTTTAACATTTCTGTCGCTTTCATAGTATTACAATTAAATTAATTTCTGTTTGTTATATTTTTAAGATGCTTTTGCTTGAATTATAAACCATTCAGTACCATCACACCATACTGTTATACCTTCATACGCTTTATTAATTCTATAGTGAGTTGTTTCACCATCTAATGTTTGTCCACTTCTTGGTGTTAAATCAGCGTGTGTGTTTGTTGTGTATGAACTGTCTGTTATTAGTCTTATTTGTCTATTTAAGTTTTTTGTTGCTGTTGCGTCTGGTAAAGTTATCTCTACTGTATCACTTCCACCTGACCAGCTTAACTTAATCATCTCTGCATTGTCATAAGCAGAATCATTTAAATCTATATCACTACCTCCAGATATAACCGTAATGTCAGTTGATACTAAATGTGTAACTATTAGATTCTCTAAATTAGATATTGTAGTTTTTTTAGTTTCTGATGAATGAACAATAGCTATTACTTCTGATCCATCTAAATCTGAAGCTGATACTAAACTTAATTCTGATATTTTTTTATTTGCCATTTTTTATAATTCTATTTTACTATTATTTTCTTGTAATATATAATCTCCATTTTCTTGCAACAAAAATCCTATTGGTCCTGTAAGGTTACCTATTCCTTGTCTCATGTAATCTTGGTCATCACAACATTCTATTGAATATGTATCTCTATCTCTACATAAACACCCTCTTCTTCCTGATGATGGAACGTTATATCTTCTTTTCATTACTTTATTGGTACACAATTAGGAACTCTTCTTCCGTTTTTCATTTTAAAACCTATCATTTCATATCCTGCTTGACAAGGTTCTTTTAATTCTTGCTCGTGATCTTCACAAGGCATAAACCAAGTTTTACCTTCTAGTTCATGTTCATGAAATCCTTCACATCCCATTTCTTCTGCCTTTATTATTGCTTCTTGCTTTGTATCATATGCTCTTTTACCATCTATTACAATAGAAGCTAATTTTTCGTCTTTTAGTTCATCTAAACTTTTTAATTTACTCTCTGCCCAAGACTTTGCAGATTTACCACCCCATAATAAATAAGAAATATATCCACATGCTTCTGTGTCTCCTGTCTTATAGTACTCTTCTGCTCTAGATAAGTAGCTATACATTCTTTTTATTGTTTGTACTGATAGTTTTTCTTTTCTTGCTAATTGTTGAGCTCTTACTTTACCAACTTGTGTTGCACATTTGTTGTTTACTTTTTTATTTAACTCAATACCTCTCTTTGCATTGTTAGCAACAGAGTTTGGATAGTCATTATAAGTTTCTAGTTCTATTGTTTTACCAGACTTATATCTGTTGTCTTTTTTTATAATTGCTTTAACAGCACTTAACAGCTCTTGTGCATCTTCTTCTTCTATTTTTTGGATCTCTTTGTCTTGACAAATACAAGTTTTTAATTTTGCATCACAACCACAATCTGAAAGTTTATTAGGCTCATTAGGTCTTTCTAGTTTATCAGCAAAATAGCCTTCTATTGAAAACCCTTTAACTTTACCTGTTTTAATATAGTTATCCCAAACATCATCATTGTCTACTTTCATAGAAACCATCCAAGTACCTAAAGGCACATCCATGTCATATAGTCTTGTCTTATCTTGCTCACCTTCTACTATCCAGCTCTCTACTACTGTAAGTCCATTTAATGGTGATTCGTGTTCTAATGTAGATCTATGTTGTTTAGCTCTTTTTAAAAACAACTCACTTGCTTTTCTTACAGTATTTCTAGAAAAGTATATATAATACTCTTTATCACCACTTTTTCTGTAAATTGGTTTGTTAGGGATTAATGCTGGACCTAGTAAAAGCTTTTTCTCTTTATCTAGTTCTGCTAACTTAAATTCTTGATTCTTTAAAAAGACAAAATCTTCTTGAATTGCTGGGTTTTCTACTATACTTATTGCATCAATTCCTGAAACATTGTCCTCTTCGTCTATAAATAATTCTATGATGTCCATATTATAACAATATTGTTTTTATTATTTTGTTTTAGTTTCCTAGTGTTGCTTGATTTGCAGTTTTTCTATCTAAAGCCTGTTGGCTACTTACATCTGTACTAACAACATATGCTCTTACTGGTTTTTGTTGTGCTCCTGCTATTGTTTGAGCTAGTTGACTTGTTTCTGTAGCTCCTACTACATTAAATGCTGGTGGAGTTGATATTGCAGGTGTTGGTATTGATCCTCCTGTACCACCTTTAGCATAAGATGGTGGTGTAGGTAATTTTTGATCTCTTATTTTTTTAACATTAGCAAGACCAGCTGCTATAATAGCTGCTCCTCCAATAAATCCAAATACACCTCCTTGTTTAAATGCTTTGTCAGCTCCTGCATAAGTGTCTATTATTGCAGATGTAATAGCCAATGCTTTTCCATATTTAGTGTCTTCTCCAACTAAACTAGCTATTGCTCCTAATGCACCTGAAACTGCTGCTACTTTAGCATCTGCAATTTCTTTATCTCTTTTATTTTCTCGTGCAGTAGATTCTGCTTGAAATTTAGCAAGTTCGTTTTCTGCATTAACTCTTTCTTGTGTTCCTACTTTAAAACTATCTATTCTTGTTTGTAAAGTTTTTTCTATCTCTATTCTTTCTGCTGCTTCTATTTCTTTTAGTTTTTCTAATCTTATTACTTCATTATCTATTAATTCTGCATTTGCTAGTTTAGTTATTTGTGCTACTTCTTGAATTCCTTGTGCTTCAGAAGTTTTTAAATCTATTAATTCTTTTTCTAATGCTGCTTGGTTTGTTAATTGCTCACTTGTAAGTCCTGTTACTCTTGCCTTAACTGCTGCAAGTTCATTTTCAGCTTCTATTAATGCTACTTTTAGATCTATGTTGTCTTCATCTAACGCTAATTCTGCTTCTGCCGCTGCAACAGCTATTTGAGCATTAGTTTCCATTAACTCTTGTTGCTCTTTCAATATTCTTGCTAGTTCTTCGTTAGCTACTATTCTTTCCTCTACAGTTAATCTTGTGTCGTCTCTTAATTGTCTTTGTATTTCAGCTTGTCTATCATAATCTTCTATTATACCTGCATTTTCTGCTCTTGCTATTTTATTTAAGTTGTTTAGTTTAGTGATTTCTTCTGCTTGGTCGATTATTGATGTTGTATATTCTGTTGTTGCTTCTATAACTTCTTTTGTAGTTTCAACAACTTTATCTACCGTGTCATCTACTCCTGTTAGTACATCAACATATTCTTTTCCTGCTTCTTTAACAGAATCAAAAGCTCCTTTAAAATCTCCTTCAAATACTTTTACAATAGCTTCACTTAAATAACCTAAAACTTCTAAAGCTGAATTAAATCTTTCAATAAGATTGTCTTTTATTGCTTTACCTAATGCTTTTAAGTTTTCTACTGGGTTTTCAAATATGTCTTTAAAGAAACCTACTACCGTTCCTATATTAGATTCTATAAATACAAATAAATCATTAAAAGCTAACTTTAAAGCTGTGGTAGCTGTAGCAAAAGTATCTACTACTTTTTGATTAGAAAAGAAAGTGTCTTTAAGTGTGTTTAATACTGCATCAAATAATTTTGCTGCTCCAACTCCTTTAAATATAGCGTTTAAACTAAACATTGATTTACCTGCAGCTTTAGCTCCTTCTTGTATACCTTTAAGACCTACACCTACTGTTTGCAGGTTTTTTTCAGCATCTTTAGCTTTTACATTAATATCTATGTTTATTTCTTGTGCCATTATTTGTTCTTTTTAAATTGTTCGTATGCTTCTTTTATTGTTTCTGGCATTTTATTCTTACCTAGTGCTATATCTATATACTCTCCTTTTATGTTTTCTTTTCTTGCTATTCGCAATAATTCTAATATATTTCCTAACATGTTGCTTCTAATACTTGCTTATAATAATAATAACTACAATGCGTTTTTGTTATATCAAGATTTGTTGGTGGTTTTGATTTCATATAATGAGATTTAACAAAAAGACCTTCATGTTTACTTGTAACTCCTGCATTGTGTAAAATCCTCTTGTCCTCTAACATACTCATAGGATCTGTTGCCCATGCAAAGTTTAATTCTTCTGAAATCTCTGTTTTATAACCCTTTTTTCCAAAACTGCCACAAAGTAGCCCACATTTCAGCTGTCCACGCTTGAATAGGGTATGTTCCTTTGTACAATTCCATGTGATTAACGTTATAGTCTCGCATAGCTCTATAAAGTGCGTTAGAATTGACATATACGTCTTTCCAGAATTTACCGTCTGTTCCTGTAAATATCATTTGTGCTCCTCCAGAATCCTCTTGTCTTTCTTTTAATATATTTTTATCAATTTTTGCTGCATCACACATAATATCTAAAATTTCTTCTCCTTTTGATACTATATAATTATATCCTATGTAAGATTTAGTATTTGACATATAAACTTTGTCAGTTTGGAATCTTGGTAAAGGTTTTGTTAAAATAGTATCTGCATCTGCATAATAATACTGTTCACCTTGCGTACAAGAACAACTACCAAAATATTTAGACATTAAATAAGGTTTTACAGAGGGAGCATATGGTTCAGCTTTATAAGGATAACTATTAAAGTTTACACCTTTATATTTCTCTCTTAATTTAGCAAAACTGTATTCACCTATGTCTCCTAGTAAAATAATTATATCGTGAGATTTTACTCCTTGCTTTAAATATGAATGAATCATAGTGTCTATTTGCCATTCATAATATTTCGTTTCTGGTTGTGCTGATATATATTTCATTATTGTTGCTGACAATCTGGACACGTAGTTGGTCCTGTTAATGTACTTCCATTCCAATAATAATACTCGGTAAAGTCTGCAGTAAAGTATCTGTTTGTTGATAAAACTGCACTACAAGTATCATCTTGATAAATTATTGTAGCAGATGATATGTCATTTGCGTTCATATAAACTGCTTTTAGTTGTAAATGTATCACAACAAGCTGTTTGAGCAGATATACCATAATATAATTGCTGTGTTCCACAAACTACAGTCGTAGTTGTAGTTGTTGTAGTCGTTGTTATACAAGTTCCAGTTATAATACCATAATCTGTAGGTGTTTGGACAAATGCAGTACCAGATATATCAAAACATTGATTAGGAAATGTACTAATACTTAAACTAATATCACCTACTTGAAAATCAGAATCTATTTGAACATATACTGCAAATCCATCACTTTGTCTTTCCATTACAAATACATTATCTGGAGCTTGTGTTGTTGTTGTAGTAGTAGTTGAAGTAGTAGTAGTTCCAGTACAATCTATACATTCATCATATCCTTCATAATCATATTTTGGTTGACCATTTACACAACTTTGTCCTAATACCCAGTCAGTGTTTTGGTCTCCTAATGCTGATTGTGGATCTGAATAACATACTCCTGTAGATACATCTTCTATAACTGCTGGGAATCCTGATGTTGAATCATTACCAACTACTATAGTTGAATCACCACCACATTCTGTATATCTTCTAAACACATCAAGAGCAGGTTTTGTAGGTATAGCATCACAAGGGTCTGTTGTAGGTTTAGGTGGACAATTTCCATCACCCAACCACACGTTTTCTTGTGGATCATAATATCTATAATTTATTCCATCAGTATAATAACCTGTTGGTGCATATACTCCTGTTCCTAATGCTGATGGGTCATCATACATATATTCGCTTGTTGTTGCTGTCATTAATGTTTTATTATTATCGAAATAATAATAATCAAATACTCTCGAAGCATCATCACAATATTGTGTAGCTGGATTCCATCCTGTTCCTAAATAATATAAACCATTAGCATCAACACAGGTTGTACATACTCTAAATCCTTCATTAAAGAATCTTCTTTCTGTAGGACTGCTATCTAAAGCATAATATCCAGAAGGTGCTGCTTGTGTACAATCACTATAACTATATACATAAGTTGTATTACAGAAATTAGAAACCGTAGGTTGTAAGTCTGCACCTAATACATAATAAAATCCTTTACTTTGTGGGTTTTCACAAACATCACTCTGTGTTGAGAATCTTAAATAAAATACAGATTTAGTGACCAAACAAGGATCTGTAGTCGTTCCATCATCTGTACAAGTAGAACACCCTATACCTTCTCCATCTCCTACTGTAATACCATTTTCTGTTTCCCAATCAAAAGCTGTTGAATTATCACTAGCATACCAACAATTTCCATCAATAGTTACATATGAACCTGTATTTTGGTTCCCTACAGTTAATGTATCTCTGGTTCTAATGTATCTTGTGTCTAGTGCAACTGATTGACCCGGACATCCTGTTACTTCGTAGTAATTATAAACTATTAATCTAATTGTACTATTAGAAAATGTAGTTGTAACTGTCTGACTTGTTGTAAATGTTCCCCCTGCATTATTAACTGTTGGTGGTCCTACTTGCCATTCATAACCTGAACGAAGTTGAATAGTTGTATTAAAATTAAATTCTGTTCCTGCATTTTGTGTTAATGTTGCTCCATCTTGAGAACCACTTAAAACATATCCATCTGTAACAGGTGAATAACCAGAAGCTACAATATTTGAAGTATCTACATCTAAAGTTATTGTAATTAAGTTTTGATCTGTAAAAAATACATCATGTACATCTTGTGCTGTAACAGTACCATCACTTGCAGTTACTCTATAAGTATAAGTTGCTTCTGAAGATTCATTTGCATCATAATAACTATTTGTTTCTCCTGTTTCATTAACAAAAGTTTCACCACCATCAGTTGATCTTGCCCATTGATAACTTGTCGGTGTAAATCCGCTTGCTGTTGTTGTTAATCTAGCATTTGTATTTGTTGTTGCTTGTGTTGGACCATCTATTGTAATAAAATCTGTTGTTAACTGCACAGCACCTGAAAGAGTGGTATTAACAGTTAAGTTAGAAGTTCCAACAGTTCCCTGTGCATTTTGTATAGTTGGACCAGTTGTAAATTCATAACCAGAGTTTGCAGTAACCTGTGTATTAAATGAATATGTTTGACCTTCTTCTAACGATAATGTGTCTCCTGTTTGATTTCCACTAATATTATATCCTGCTGATGCACCATTAATATTATTTACAATATTTAACGTAATTGTGTATTTTTTTGGTGTCCATACTACAATATGTGTATCTGCAAAATCTTCATCATCGCTACTATCTATAGCAGTACAAGTATATGTAACATTCCCTGTATCATCATTTGTTATGGTTACACTTTGTGTTGTTTCACCTTCTGCCTCTCCACCTTCCCATAAATAACTAGCTGTACCTATAAAGTTATTAGGTGTTGCAGTTAAAGTTATATCATCTGTTGTTTGTCCTGTTGTTGGTCCTTCTATAATAAGGCTTCTACCAACATCACATGTTTTATCAACTGTTGGTGTTGTTCCATCAACTGTACAGAAAGTAGAATCTGCTGTACACTCTGTACAAATATCTTCATCTATTGTTGTTGTAGTTTCTATAGGAACAGAACCGCCAATAGATACTACAATTTTATTTATTAGTTCTAATTTACTTCTACCAGTATTAAAATCTGTCTCTATTCCATTTATTGTATAGTTTCTATCCTGTATTGCTATTGTGTCTGCAAGAATAAACTCTTGTAGCATTTTAATAGGTAAATATGCGTATATAGTTGTAAGTCTTTTATTGTTTTGAAATACTTGTGCTATATAATCCTGATAATAAACTTTAAATAATGTGTCCTCAAATGAATTAGTATTTGTGTATTCATTTAATTCGTTTCTAAAGTTTATGTTCTTCTCGCTTTCTATTGAATCTAAATCTAAACTATTAGTAGGTATAATATATTGTGTTATATCACTAAAATTTGTACCTGACACATTTGGACTTGCTGCATCTTCTGTAAGAAGAAATCTAATTGGTGTCGCACTTGTTTGATTGTATGCATAAAACAACAATGGTTTACCGAAATAAGGATCTGAATTATCATCTACAAACCAACCTACTTGTGGATCTATATTTCCATCAGTTGTAACTAATCTTTCATACTTCATGTGCTCAAAAGGTAGAATTATTTGATATGTCTCTGGATTTGCATCATAATAATCATCACCTCTATATTCTTCTGTTGCCCAACTTAAATTAGATAGTTGTTGGTGTTGTTTTGCAAGCTTTGTATCTAATCCTTCATATTTAAACTCTACTTCTTTATAAGGTAGAGCAACATCTACATTTGATTCTGTTGTGTCTACATAATTCGTTATATCCCATACTGTATCGGAATCATTATAATATTCATTTAAAGTCTTTACTATAATAGTTCCGTTTTCTGTATATGCAGTTAAATTGAACATTTTGAATATACCAGTTAAAAAGTCTATTACTTTAATCTCTGGTATTTGTTCTGATATAATAAATTCTCTTGTATTATTAAATATATAATTTGTTTCTAATGGATATTCTGCTGTATCAAAGTCATCATAACCTCTTTCAATATCCCACTGTGTATTAGTAGTTAGCGTAAATGAGCTTTCTGTTGATGTTATAAATACAGTATAGGTACCATTACCTAATAATATGTTAGGAAACGATACACTAGTTCCGCTTAATTCTTTTGCTCGGAAAGGTTGTCCATTCTTTTTTATAGTTACAGTTGCATCTATTGATGTTGCTGCTGTTATAGTTAATGTAGCTCTTAATGCAGAAGTAGCATTTACAATTTCTATTCTATCCCCATAACTTATTACTTGTGATATTGCTTGCCCATCATCTATATCAAACCCTGTAACTTGTTTTGTTACTTTTTGCTCTTCATAAGCTTTACCTTTTTTTCTATGTAGCCATAAGTATAAACCATAATATGCGTCATTAGTTGTAGAAAAGAAATCTGTACTAAATGTAAGTCCATATTTGTCTTCTATGGCTTTTATAATCGCATCTGCTCTTATAGCATACTTTAGCTCTTCAAAATAAACACCCTGATGATTTGTTCCAGAAGGATGTAAATTACCACCAGCTGCATTTGGATATTCAGTAGTTTCTGACGATTCATAAAATAATCTTGTTGTATGTGTTACTAATGGAGCAACTACACCTTTAGGATATGTAAGAGTAGAACTATCTGCTCTTGTATAGGTTTTTGATATTCCACCTTGTAGTGCTGACTTTACTGTAGCAGCATCATAATCTGTATCAAATGCAGTTAAGTCTAATGCACTTAAATCATCATCTCCTATTAGGTCATTTAAATCTATTGTGTTACCAAAGAATGTTATTCTATATACATTTGGTTCACCATCTTTTAGATCTACTCCATTTAATTTTATTTTTCCTGTTTTAAATGGTCTACTATTTAATTCTATTATTGAATCTTTTTTTAATCTTGCATCAAAGCCATCAGAAATAGAATAATTATAGTAATGTTCAAATATCTTATTATTAGTTTTAGAAGCTGGAATATTAAATGTTCTAGTAAAATCAATAAATATTCTAGATATGTCTTTAACATTCTGAATTGATTGAACAATGTTTACTGATTCATCATCAAACAAATCTACTCTTGTTCCCTCTATGTATAACTGTAAATAAGCTTTCATTTATCTAACTCTATCAATATGTTCGTGAGCATGCTCTACTTCTATTGTATAGTTTATTAATTTATCGTTTGCTTTTGTTTTTAATGTTAATGAACTTGTTGATACATCTATTGGGTGATATTCCGTACCCATTTTCATCCATACTTGTTCTGATAACAATAATTGTTTCATTGGTTCATTCATTCCCTCATCTACAAAACCAGTATTTAATATCATTCTCTCTTGTCCTGTTTTTCTTAATGTTCTATATTGATGTGCTGTTCTTGAATAAGTTCCTGTTGTTGATAGATTATTGTTTTTGTATTTCTGAACAGTAGTTGTCATTGTTTCAGTACTCTTTTTGTCAAAATATATATCTTGTAAAGCTCCATATTTATTTACAAACGTAACCTTCATAGGCATATATTTAGAGCAATCAGTTCTTTCTATTGTTATTGTTTGTGCTGGACTACCTACAGCAATAGAATTTGTACTACCTGTAAATGAATTATAAACAATAGTTCCTGCTGATAATACAGGTATAAAACCACCTTCACCTTCTGGTACATATATAGTTGTGTTGTCTTGCATTAAACAAGATCCAGTATCACAAAATAGTTTAGTATTAGAATTATTATAATAATCCCAGTAACCATCAAAACCATTATAAGTAAATGTGTCAGGATCTCCTATTGTACTTCCAGATGCATTAGTTGCAGTATAATATGTTATCTCTCCCTCTATATTTATTTTTTGAGATAAATAACTTCCACCGTATGTTATGTCTAGATAATCTCTTGCTAGTTGTGATATTTCATATGTTACTGCATTAGTAGGCGTGTTTTTTATTATAGTGTATCTTGTTACACCATCAATCTGTAATATAAGCTTTGCTGATGATGCTGTTGCTCTTGTTTTGTATATATAAAAAGGACTTCTTAATAATATATTTGCCATGTTCTATTGTTTTATTGTGTATTCTAAAAATTCTTCTACGTCTAATCCATAAGCTTTTCTTAAATCTTCTGGTAATCTCTTAAATCCTTTTTCAAAAGGTTTAGTAAAAAATAAACTTGCTTTTATTCCTTTATTCCATACAGATCGTGATATTATATAAGCTGTAGATTCATAACTTGTAAATCTACCTTTTGCATCTCTAAATTGAAATCTTTTTGCTTCTATCCATTTCTTTATTCCTCCAGATAGTCCACCTTTCTTTCCAGTTCCTGTACCAAACTTAAATGGACTTTTAGTAGATTCTGGATATGTACTTGTTGCTCCTTTTACACCTTCATCTTGGAACTTACCATAATCTTCCATCATAAATTTTAAGCTGAAAGAATTAGGTCCTACATCTATTATGCCTTTTAGAGAATTATAGAGTTGTTTAGAAACATTCTTATTCTTTCTAGTTAGATTAGCTCTAGACTGTTGGATTACATAATCTTTAAATGCTTCTAATGCTTTTCTTGTATTCTCGTTGTTTAGCATATCGTCATATCATTTTGAATTTGTACATCAAATGTTGCTACCCATCCTGCTAGCTTATTTTCAAATCTATCTGTAAAAGGCTCACATGTAACATCAGCTTCGACTTGGTATTTGTCTGTATATAAATCTCCTCTTTGTAATAATGCTACTAATCTATCAAGTACACCTAGTTGTGTGTTTAATACATCTTGCTCATTGTCATTACCTAAAAATAAGTCTGTTGTTTCTTCTTTGTTTATATCAACTACATCCATACACATAACAGAAATATTAAAGGTTAATACTTTTGAGTTAATAGTACATTGATTTACCATTACATGAGATAAAGGAAATATAGTTTGTTTGTCAAGATCTACATTATCAAAGCTTCCATAAGAAACAGTATTTACAAAAGGCTCTGCTTCTAATGTTTCTTTTATCTTGTTTGTTATGTTATAAAATCCTGTCATATAGTTTTTTGTTTAATTAATCTTTTTTCTGCTTCTGCTTTGTCTTGTTCATATGCTAAATAAAATAATGCTTCATGCATGTTTAGTTCACTGACAGATTCAATTTTGGTTGCATCTCCTCCAGCCAATTTATGTAACGAGCTATACCAGCCCCACTTCCTAGCAAATCCTCTCTCTGCTGAATAGTCATTCCCTTCATAACCTCCTGATTCAAAGATTTCAGGATAGTTTTCAACAACTCGTTCTTTAAATTGTAAAAAAAAAGTATAGAACCCATTACAATATCAAGAGGCATCTGTTTATATTTTTCAGAATCTTCTGATCCTTTATAGTCTTCTATGATGTATTTGTCTTTTAGTGTGTCTTTTATTGGTCTGTATAATACCGCCATAGCTTTGTGCATGTTGCTCCAGTCTCCTAGTGTAGTATCAAGATCTATATATTCTCCTAAAGTTATTTTGTCTAAATCTGGAACAAAGCCATAAGCTATTCCATCCATTGTAAAAGTAGGTACAAGTTTAGCCTCTTTATTAAATAAGTCATTAATGATTCTTACAACTTCCATTACACTATTAAACTGTACTTTAATAACATTCTGAAGATTAAGATTACAGAAGATTTCTACTGTCTTGTGTAATAAGAAATTAGAGTTTTGATTAGCCTCTGTGTTTATCTTTTCATACTTCTGGTATTGCTCTAAACTAATCTCTCTTAAAGATTCTGGAACTTGTATCTTAACTTTCATATTATAACAATAACTTATTCAGTTTTTTGTATAAAAAAAGAGGACCATTTCTGATCCTCTCAAACATAACTAACTAAATGAAAAAAGTTTTATTAAGTACTATTGTCTCTTTTTATCCTCATCTCTCTTTGTATTGCATCATAAGCTCTATCATATGCCCATTCATATACTTCTGCTATTTTATGTTCTAGTTCTTGTGTTCCTTGTGAGAACACTTCTGTTCCTTTTTTAATTTGTCCTTTATAATCTAGTACAAGTATTACAGGTGGTTTCTTTCCTAATCTTGTTGGTTCACGATAAACTCTTATATCATTATCAATACACCATTTGAAGATCTTCATCTCCTTCTCGTACTGATCTTTGGTTTTCAGCTCTATCGATTTCAGTTTCGATTTCATTAATTACTTTTAAAAGTTTTTTACTAATTCTTATTGATGAACCTTGTGACAAGCCACCATGATTAAATAATTCTCGGTTGATTATTAATAGTCTCTTTCTAGCTTCCTCTAATGACATAAAATAAAAAGTGTATTAGCATTATCATCCAGAATGTGTATAGTCCTGTACCCCAAAAGAAGTACTTTATTATTCTTTCCTGTAGTTTTTTGTCTACTGGCATATTGATTTCTTTTTTTGTTGCTTTATAATACATAATCAACAATGTAAGTTAAAGTTCCAAGTATTCCTAACACAATAAATATTACTATGTAAAAAAATATTCCCCAGAGTATCGTTTGTTTTTTATTCATTTCTTTGTTTCTAAAAAGATGCTGCCCATTCACACTAGACTTACTAAATTCCTCACTAGGATCATAATCCATTGTTGATATCGGTTTTAGTGTTTTTATGTTACTACGGGTTATCAGCATCTGTATATTTATAGCTAATATATAAACATTTTTTAAACAATCAAAGTTTTTTGTTAATTATTTTTACCAAATGTGATATTCTCCTTTATTAGGATCTTGTAATTGTGAGGTTAATGCATATCTAGCTGCATCAATACTATGGTCTCCAGACATAGGGTTAGGCTTTTGTAGTGTGTTACCTTGCTTGTCTTTCATCCAGACATAACCCTGAAGCTCTTTAATTAAGTTCTTTGATCTTTGTGTAACAAATATATTGTTTTGGTTTATAAGGTTAATACCATACACTATACTATCTCTGCCTTTTGTAACTGGGAATACTTGATGTCCATATGTATTTAACTCTGCTATTGATTTAGGCTCTGCACTATCTGCCCATAAGCTTCCTAGTATCTGATTGTTTTTTAAGTATTGACTTATGTGTGAGTTTAACATTCCTTTTCTATAGAGTACTTCATCAAATATATATGCATCATCTAGTTTGTATAGTGCTACTAATGCTGCTTCGTCAACGGAGTAACCAAAGTCTAATCCATGACATAATAACCTAGCATGAGGTGGTATTACATCTATTTGTTTCCAATCAGGAATACAAGCTCCTTCAAGTGTTCCTATCTCACCTAGTCCATAAACTCTCCACCAATTAGCCCAATAAGAGCTTTTAGAAGCCTTTAGACGAGCTTTCTCTATTTCTTTGATAATACTATCAGGAAGTTCATTATTGTCCTTGTAAGTTAATGTAATGAAGTTTGTATCTTCTGTATTGATTAATTCTTTATCTACCCAGAATAAATTAGTAGGGTTATAATCTAGCCAAATATCTCCAGAGGTTCTTATTGATAATTGCTGGTAAGCTTCAAAGCTAACATTGTTACACTCATTAATAAATAGATCTGTTCTTCTGGAACCTCTTAACTTATCTGGTTGGTCTGTAGAAAAGAACTCTATATAACTTCCATTAGAGAATGTGTATTTTAATGTTGTTCTATTATACTTCTCTTCGTAATATCTGTTTAATCCTTTTAGGATATTTAGAAAGTCTTTTAATGCTCCTCTTCTTAAATGTGGAACTGATTCAGATACTACACTTATCTCGCTGCCTGCATTTCTTATTGCCTGATCTATTAAGATAGATAGTATACAAATAGTTTTACCAGCAGAAGTTCCTCCTCTTACAATCTTAACTCTTTTGTCTAGTGCAAGAAGCTTGTCAAACGCTATCGTTTTTCTGACTCTCATTAATCAATAAACAGTGGAGTGTCTTCGTTTATTGTAATATCTTTTGTTTCTCTTGGTTTACCTGCGTAGTAATTATAGAACAACTGAACATACTTAAAGTCTCCTTTTTCTACTCCAGCTTTCAGAGCTTGATATGCAGCATCTTCTAAAGGAGTTAGTTTCTCTATTAGATTAAGCTCATCTGCTTTAGGTTTTCTACCTGCTCCTTGTCTTTTTCCTCCGTGTGCCATAACTTGAAATAACTTGATTAATCAATAATACAATAAAAAAACTTATCATTTGTTAAAACTCATTTAAATATCTATTCTCTATTTCCCAGTTGCCTGCATAGAGTTCAAAGGTAGTACCATCCTTTCTTGTTCTGATCGTACCTTTAGGGTAATAGTTACCCTTTTCTTTAAACTGTTCTTTAGTTACCCATCCACACACTGTAAGAACTTTAGTGAATCTATTTATAGATGCAAATATAAATGCATCAGCTATATATCCTATTTGTGTGTCTAGAACATTATTCACATAGTAGTCTTTAGGATCTACTTTTCTTTCCATACATTTAACATCTGCCTTGTAACCATTCCATTCAATATCATATCCTCCATCAAATCCTCCTAGTCCTGTCATTAGTTCTATGCCTAGATGGTCTCTTATGGTGTTTTCTCCTACTATTCCTATGTATTGATTTCTCTTGTTGCCATCTGCGAATCCTCTCATTCCAAAGTTAGTTCTTCCTACCAGCTTTTTGCTGTAGGTGATAATATCTTCGTTAAGAGGTATTTGTAACATTAGTCTAATAAGTCAAAGCTGTGATATTTGTTTTTTAGTTCTTCGTATTCTTTTTTAAGCTCTAGGTAATTTTCTAATAATCTCTCTAGATTGTATTCTAGTTTCTTGTCTGCTTTCTCATATCCTAGATACTTTCTAAACTCTTCTTTTATTTTAGTATATACGTTTAATAATCCTTCATCTTGCTTTAACCACCAGTCAAAATTATTACATGCATGTAAGATAGTAGCGTGGTTTTTTGACACAGATCTACCTATTTTAGTATAGGTCATGTTCGTGTATTGACGAAGAAGCTTATAATACATTGCTCTTGCTTCAACAAAATCTCTATCTCTACAAGTTAATGTGTGTTCGTTTTCTAAATCAATGTTAGTCTGATTTCTTATTATTCTTTTTAATTCTGATGTTATCATAATATTTGTTTTCGTTTATAGCTTTTAAAATTCCTGCACATGCTTCATAATTCTCTAAAGTTTCATAAAGCTTTATAGCATTTTCTAGTTCTTCTTCTGAAGCTCCAGCTGCTAAATCCATCAGTGCCATTAGATAATATCTTTCTATTTGATCACTGAAGAGTTCCTCGTATGACATATTCGTTTAATTCTGATTCTTTCTTCACAAAGTACTCTTCAAATGTTTTAATTGCTCTCTCTAATTTTTCTTTCCCTGATAAATAAAAACTCTCACTTGCATCCCACATACCTAAATCTCCTTTGCCTTTATCTATTGCAAAGAAATAAAATTTATCATAACTCACATTAAACAATTCACAATAAATATAAAGTTGTACGTCATAAGAGTATTTCTTGGCTGAATATGGAAATGCCTTTACATCTGATGTTGTTTTTAAATCACCAATAAATCCATCACCTAATATATCCGCTTTAGCACGGAAGGGATAACCATGTAACATTCCAATAGCTGGTATCTCAAACTTTGCTCCTCTTGTCATTCTTTGCCACAAATCATTCTGTAGTAAAGCGTCTACTGTATACATTGCTTTGTCATAGTCTTTTCTTGTATATACAAATTCATCTGATCCTATCTCTGCTACTTTCTCTGTATATTTTTTTGTTCTTGCTGATTGTACTTCTACTATGTGTACTAGACTATCTACCTTGTCTGGTTCTAATGCTGCTAAATGTATAAGCCTTCCTGCTTTAAAAGCTGGGTTGTCTGACTTAAAGTTTAAACTTCTAGCATAAGCTTTAGGACTATCCATTAAATATTTTATAGAAGAAGAGCTCAATGCTGTTCTACCTAGCTCTCCATAGTAAAACTTATCGTCATCCATTTTAGGAATTAGATCTTCTGGTGAATATTGTTTTCCGTTAAGTAATGTTATTGTATTATTCATAGTGTGTACAAATATATTTTATTTGTGAAGGATATAATTTAAACCATTCCCCTCTTATATTTTGTTCTTTATATTTATGATGTAATTCTTTTTCTAAATCTTTTTTAAATTGTTTAATCAACTCTAATGTTGGTTTTTCTCCTTGTAATGTTTTTTCTCTATTTAAAGGATTTGATGACTTACCTATCTTATATGCTGAAGAACCGTCTGGATATTTTATATTATGGTCTTTTATTAAATAACAAACTTTCTCTTTAACAGATTTTCTTTTTTGTCCTTCTATATCTTTTTTAATAATAGAACTTTGACAAAGACTAAACACTTTCATATTTTCCAGCCTTTCATTTTCTTTTTCTAACCAAATTGTGTATTCCTTATTTTTAATCTTTTCTTTTCTTGCTTTAGTGTATATTAAATTCCTTGGGTAATTATCTGAAAATAAATCTTCCAGAAACTCATCCATATGATAAAGATAAGGTCTAATACCTAAATATGTTTTGGTCCAAAATCTTTTACGTTTAAAATCTTCTGCATCACGAACCATGTCTAAATAATAAGCTCTCTGTCCTTCATAATCGTCATAATAATAAGAACATCCATCTTCAGCTATATTCCAACTTTTACGAGTATAAAATTCTTCTCTATCTTTAAAATACTCATCTTCCCAATCAAAAAGTTGGTAGCTAAATTCATCTCTTATTATTCCTTTAACTTCTTCTTTATTGCTATTATCATAAACTATTTTTTCGGTAATGTATCCAAAGTTATCTTCAAATAATTTATTATAAGCATCTTTAAAATCTTTTATAGATTGACCATATGCTTCCCCTTCTCTTGTTTGATAAGGCAGTTCTATTCTTTTATTATCCCATCCTCTATCTTGATTGTATTCTATTATAATACCCTCCTCGTGTAAATGTATCGTATGTTTCATTCTCCTTTTTCTAATTGGTCTTCTAATGCAGCAAGAGCTCTCCATGCTACTTTGCCTAGATGTAACATTCCATCATCATCTATAGGTTCTGTCGTGTGGTCTATTAGGTGTCTAGTTAAAGCATCTAGTTGGTCTGTTGATTTACTCTTATCCCAATGCAGAGGTTTGTCTGGATGATGTTGCTGGTTTCCTATGTAACTAATCTTTGATACATATTTAAGTGCTCTAGGAAAATACTTCAACACTCCAGTAAATACTGGCATTTCTTTTCTTTCTTTATGTTTACTCATAGTCCTAGCTTTTTTGCCTTATTATATTTTATAACAATCTTATTGGCTTCATTAAGTTCTGCCTCTGCTCTTCTTGCTCTTTTAAGAGCTCTTACTTTGTCTGATCTATATGACTCTATAGTTTTTTCATATGTTCTTCTCTCGTATTCAAGATGTGCAACATAAATTCCTATCTCTGCCAAACATCCTTTGCAAAGTTTTATGTCTTCGTTGTTTGACTGTTTACCCCACTTGAATTAATTTATTCCCGAGGGTCTCATAGTTTGTAACGTATTCTAATTCTTTGATTAATTCCATTTTATTTGTATTCATTGTAAATTGCTTCTAGTTTATTATACACTTGTCCAACAAAGCAAGGAGAACAATTAGTAAGTTTCTTTGTGTCTTTAAAAACTCTATTGTATATCTCTAACATTTTTGGTGCGTATTCTGTTATATTGTTCTTTTTTTCTTCAAATATATCTTTAAGATACAAAAATTCCTGTTCAGTGAAAAGCTCTGGTATTTTATATGGAAACAATTCATTAAGTTTCTTTTTTCTTTTATCACATCCACAGTCTGCATCTAATGCTTCTGCTACAGTATCTACAACTTTTTTTATTCCTGTTGCTTTAGTTATTTTCTCAACTGTATCGCCAAATCCTTTAGCGGCTACTTTTTGTTGATATTCAAAATTGGCTTTAAATTTATTATAATCGTTCATAATCTTCGTTTTTGTAATCTTCGTAATCTTCTTTTAATTTCTCTTTTAATATGTTTTTTGCATTCTTTAAAGTATTAAATATACTTACCCAACTTATTTTTGTTTCTGCTGCAATCTTTCTAATACTCATATTTGTATCTCTATATAAAACAAAAAGCTTTTTATCATACCAATGCCAGTCCTCTATTTCATCATCTATTTTTTCACAAATATAATTATATGCTTCTTGTTCTCTTAAATCTGTTTTATCATCTAACTGAAGTACTCCATCATCAATAGAAACCTTCCTAACTTTTCGCTTACTATTATAGTATAAGTAGTAAGTAGTTCGTAAAGTGAAATACATATAACCCCTACGAATAATACCATTTTCAATAACCTTTTCTGGTTTAGCATATTTATATAATATTAAATAACTCTCTTGTACAATATCTTCTGCATAATCATATTCACCAAAACCATTAACTATTCTGATCCATTCTTTATGTTGTCTTGCCACTACTTCTAGCCAGTCTGCTCTTCCCATTTCACTGTAACATTTATAAATCCTATGACACACTGTAAAGTGTATTCATCATAACCATCATCATATTGTTCTTTGTGAAATAATGCTCCTATCATGAAACCTTTTATTAATGCTATATAAATATCTGCATTTTTGTATTGACCAATCATTACAAATATTGTAGTTATAACAAGAAGTATAATAAGTATCAAAATAATAATTCTTTTTTGTTTTTATCTAATAAGTCTTTGTCCATAAAAG